AACCGATTCGTCAGGCGAAGCGTAAGAGTGCGGTTGTGTCCCCAGCACGTGTTGTGTCTATGGGTGCAGCCCTCCCACGTAAACGACAGACCCAGCGTGACCCCAACGGTATGGGCTACGGCTCTAAACTTTAAATGCACCAATTAAAGCAAAGGTATGAGGAGCTTAAGCTCCTTCGGTCTAACCTTGACCACATGTTTGATGACGCACAGAAGTTTGTGCGTCCGAACTCCAATGAGTTCGACCACCACCAGACTACTCGTAAGGACGACGACTCTCGTGAGATCTACGATGACACAGCGGTCTGGTGTAATCAGATGTTTGCCAACGGCCTGTCTTCCAACTTGATCCCTAAGTCGGATCGTTGGATGTACCTTCGCGTTAAAGATAAGCCGACCAAAGACCTAAACGATGCAGAGCTTACATACTTACAGAAGGTAAGTGACCGTATCCTCCATGAATTTGCGTTACCGATGTCCCAGTTCTACTCTGCTACGCATGAGTGTTTCCTAGACATTGGAGCTTACGGCACAGCCCCAGTACAGATTTCATATATTGATGGGTGTGTGAACTTCCGAGCACGTCCCCTTGCAGATGTCTTCTTTGACGTTAACGCACACGGACAGGTAGACACTGTGTTCTACCGTTGCTACAAGACTGCGCGTCAACTCATGCAGATGTTCCCACAGGTGGAAGGAATGCGTGGCTTCGACAAGAACAAGTCTACCCACAACAAGTATGAGCTTGTGTACACCATCCAACCTAGCGATGACAAACGCGCTAAGCAGGGAGGACGTATTGGACCCGAACGTCCATATACTGTAACCTACTGGTGTCCATCACTTCAGGAGCCACTGGAAGTAAGTGGTTCAAGTTACTTTACTTTCCTCGTACCACGTTGGTCTAAACTGGCTGACGAAGTATATGGACGAGGCCCTGCATTCACATGTCTGTCTCAGATTCGTGTGTTGAACAAACTAGTTAAGGAAGTACTGATCTCATCTGAGTACATGAACTTCCCAACACTGACTGCCGAAGAGGATAGCATTCTGCTACCAATGAAGTATGGCTCACGTCAGGTCATGTTCCACGAAGCTGGTAGTGAGAAGCCTTCGCCAATCTTGGCTGGTAACCAACCACAGTACATGATGCAGATGATTGAGATGTACCGCAGTACAATCAATCGTTCATTCTTTGTAGACCAGATCATCCGACAGGAGAAGAAGGAACGCCAGAGCGTTACCGAGATCCAAGATGTTCGTGGTCAGATGCTGAACCAGCTCGCGCCATTGCTTAATCGCATGGAAAGCGAATACCTTGGACCAGCAATCGAAGCTACATTTACTTTGCTTGAGCGTAACAACGAGCTTCCAGAAGCACCAGATTCCTTAGATGGAACAGAACTAGAGATTGCTTACGCAAGCCCAGCAGCCCAGTCGCAGTTTGCGACACGCCTTACAGACCTAAGTTCCTTTATGCGTGACCTCGCACCTCTCGCTCAAATCAAACCCGAAATACTACAAGCACTCAATGAGCGTGACTTGTTTGAGGATTACGCACGCTACCGTAACGTCAGTCCTTCTGTGATACGTTCACAGGAGGATCTAGATGCTGAACGCGAACAACAAGCTGCTCAACAAAACGAGCAGATGCAAGCACAAGCAGCACCAGCAATCGGAAGCACCATAAAGGACATTGCTCAAGCCAGAGCTACTGACCCAGAGGGTGTAGGACAGTTGTTAAATATCTAGTATGCTAAAAAACATTGAACGGCTGCGCAAGAAGGCGCAGCTTCGTAACGACCTGCAATCTATACTAAGTACACCTGAAGGAACACGTTTCTTTAAGGTGCTACTTCGTGAGTGTCACGTGACTAAGCCTGTGTTTCACAGTGACAGTACTAAACTGCGTGAGTGCGAAGGCAGACGTAGGCTCGCCATGAGTTTCCTGAACTTACTTGCTGAGGATGACCCTCAGCACCTGATAAATAAGATAGAGTTAGAAAACAATGAGTGACGAACCCGCAACACTTGGTGGCGGTCTTGAAGTAGACGCAGCACCAACAGAACCAACACCTACCGAGCCTACATCCACAGGTGTAGATTTTAGTAGTCCAGATGTTTACAAACAGTTTGTAGACACTCTGCCCGATGACATCAAAGTGTCTCAAGCTATTACAGAGACAACAGACTTTACGTCTCTTGCCAACCAGATGCTCAACGCACAAAGTGCTTTAGGTAAGAAGCGACTGGAAGCACCACAGGAGGACTGGGGTGACGATCAGTGGAATGATTTCTACAGCAACCTTCGACCTGCTGAGGATGAGTACGCCATCCCAGACGAGGTTAATCTACCAGAAGACCTTGGAGAAGTTGAGCTTCCTGAGTTTACAGACGAAGCCCTACAAGAACTTGTAGACTTCGCAGGTGAGCTTGGACTAAGCCAACGACAGTTTGATGGTTTATATTCTAGGTGGGCACAGATGGCTGTAGAAAACAACCAACTAGAAGCTACAGATATGCAGGGGCAGTTAAAAGAGTACAAGACTGCTCTTATGGCTGACTGGCAGGATGACTTCGATATTAAGCTCAAGAACAGTAAGGAAACCTTTAGTGCACTAGCACAGGATATTCCAGAACTTAACGAGTTAATTACCAACCCGCTGGTAGCCAACCACCCAGCAACGCTTAAGTTATTTGATAAACTTAGCTCAATGGTGGGAGATGCACTACCAACTAGCGGTAGTAATATCCCAAGTGCTTTTGGTACTAACTCCGTGCAAGGTATCCGCGCACAGATTGAGGATTTAGATGCTTCAAATGCAGACTTAATTCTTTCTAACCCAGCCTCTCTAAAGATGGCTGATCGTACAAAACGTGAACAGATTCTCGAAAAACGAGCTAAATTGTACACACAAATGTACGGACAGGGCTAAAACGACTTGACATAAACATTTTTATGGGCTACTCAGAACATACTGGGTAGCCCATTTTTATGGGTCTGGTGGCAGCTTTGGAAGGCCGTTAGTCACGTTATAACTAGAAGAGTCCGAAAGGGTAGCTCATCGAAAAGCAAACTATTCACTAACTTCTATTATTATATCATCATGGCATTATCAGCAGTAGGATCACAAGACTATTCTGGAGCAGTTACATCGCCTTCCGCTACCACAGCAGGTATCACGGCAGCGTCGATGAATGCAATAGAATCTTCATACGTGGCTTTGTTCCGTGAAGGTTTTGAACAAGCGTTCCAACAAACCGAATCGAAACTTCAGCCTTTCTTTGAGTCCGAGACTCAAAATTCAGAGTACCAATACTTTGACCGTATTGGTGTAGCAGAAGACATGCAGGACGACGACACTCGTCTTGGAGACAACCCAACATCACAGATCGAACACGACCGTCGTCGCATCGGACTTAAGGACTACGAACTCGGCAAGTATGTCGATGAGAAGGATCTTAAGCGCGTACTGACAGACCCAATGAACGCCTATACACAGGCTATGTTGGCATCTGGCAATCGTAAGATTGACGACATCATCATCGACAAGTACTTCGGAAATGCCTTTGTAGGTAAATCTGGTGGAACTACTCGTACCTTCGCCGAAGGTGCTGGCGATGAAGATCGTTCTAACATCGTTGTTGGTGGTAAGTCAGCAGGTGATATCACAGCAGCAGGTGACTACGTTGTCGCTGGTGGCGAAACCGAAGGTTTCTCTATCGGTGCTGACTTCGGTGGTTCCGCTTCTGGTCTTACCCTTGCGAAACTTCGTGCAGCACGTCGCACAATGCTTCGTCTCCACGCCATTGACCAAGATGAGATCGTTAATTGCTTTGTTACAGCAAAGCAGTTGGATGACCTCTTGGGCATCACAGAAGTTGTTAGCTCTGACTTCGCAGTCCGTAAAGCCCTTGCCGAAGGTAGCGTAACTACGTTCCTTGGCTTCCGCTTTATCCACTGTGAGCGTCTACCGCTTTCAACTGGTTCTGGTGGTGACGAGCGTCGCATAATTGTTGCAACTCCTAAAGCTCTTAAGATGTCTGTTGGCACTGGGCTTAAGGGTGACATGTGGCGCGATCCTTCCAAGAAGAACGCTCCATATCTCTACTACAAGTTGTGTGCAGACGCGACTCGTATGTGGGGTGAAGTTGCTGGAGAAATCCGTTGTAACGAAGCCTAATCTTAACCGTAGCCTCCCCTGAGTATCGGGGGAGGCTACACCCTTTTATGTCCACTACGCCAACTAAGCTGAACATAATGAACTCTGCCTTACGCAAGGTAGGGAGTTATCATCTGGAGTCTTCTGACACCTCAAGCACAACCTACGAAATTGTAAATCAAGCGTATCTAGACGCAGTGCTTGAAGTCTTTGCTGACAATATCTTCAATTTCAATACACGAAAATCGACACTAACAGCAGTAAACCCTGACGCACAGACCGACGAGCCGTGGGAGTACTACTTCAATTTACCGAGCGATATGAA